CGGGAAAGGCGGGAGAAAGCCGTCATTTTGTCGGGCGCACAGTACGCTTGCTGGGTAGGGCTCCCACTCAACGGCACAGACTGTTCTCCATCCAAGGAGATGTCCCCCAAGTATTCCTCCACCAGCGCCTGCGAATAAAGCCAACTCATTTAACTTCTCCATTTTTCATCTTCTCCACAATGTAATCTTTGATCCCTTTGAACAAATCCTGTTCGTCCAGTTCCTTGACCCGCTGCCAGGCGTAGGCTTTTGCGCCAGGTATACGGCAGAGGGCAAGGTAATGGGCAAACATCTTGTCTCGGGCTTCATCAGCGTTAAACATCAATCCCCGCAAAAGCAGGCAATTGCTTCTTCGTCTTTGTCAAACATATCGGTTTGTGCCAAAGCATATTTGTACATTTCTGCATAAGAAGGACGATCTTTGCGGAATTTTGCTCCATCGCCATACGTTTTGTTTGATGACTGCGCGTGTTGTTCCATTTTTATCCACCATAGCGCACGTTCGGGCTTTTCCGCAATTAACGACTGGATTTGATGTGAAGGTTTTAAAAAACACAAATCGCAGTTGCCGTGCATCGTTACCCCGTTGTTGTTGGACAAACCCAAATCAAATGGTTGTGCTTTCCAAAATGCACTTATATTTTCTTTGCGGATTCCATCCGTGACCAATGGCGTTCTATGGCGTTCAATCTTTGCTGCCCTTCTTTGCTCATCAGCACGGATACCAACCCAATCCATTCGCTCATTGTGTTGCCAGCCAATTGATTTCAAATAATGATGAATTACTCGAATTTTCAGGTTGATTGTGCAAATTCTTGCAACAGGGTTTGGCAAATATGGTTTGCCATTTTGATCTATGCTTGCAGCAAAAGGCTCGCCATTGCGACTTGCGGTTTCAAAATCAACAACTTTAAACCTATTTTTAGGCTCTTCAGCAGCTTGAAACTCAAGCCAATGAATTTTGACATTCCAACGCTGTGAACAATCTTGCACAAATTGCAAGGTTGCCTCATCTTCTTTGCCAGTGTTGGCAAAACACACTATTGCATCATCAGGCAGGCCATTGTTGGATTGCAACACCCGCCAAAGCATATAGGCGCTTGTTCGTCCACCGCTAAACGATATGCAAGTCGGCTCAGTGATTTTGAATGGATCGCTCATACTGATGCCGCCAATGCGTCTCTTGCCATCTGTACAACCGCCACAGGCTTTTTCCTTCCCGCAGCGTATTCCGCAAGGATTCTGTGCGCCCAAGCCTTCGGGTCAACCCCTGGCCCCATCCGCAAAGGCGCAAGTTTTGCCAACTCCTGCTTTACACGCTCGGGGTTTGCCGGTGGCTCGGGCAATGCCAAAGGTTTGACAATTGGCGCCTGCATACACAAGTTTTTAAACTGGACAAGGTTTGGCGGGCGCTCTGGCAAGTGATCCAAGGCGTAGGAAATAGACATCATGGCCTCTTTGGATTTCAGAAACCCCGCCAGTTCGTGCATCCAAAACGACTTGATTTCGTTCAGCGGGGCGCTTCCCAGCGAATTATCCCAAGCATTGCCGTATGTCATGCTCAGTCTCTCAAAGAGTCGATCAATGGGTTGTGTCATCTTCAATCTCCAAAAATGGTGAATATTCGGACGTTCTGCCTGTCATGGCCTCCCATCGCTTGCGCTTGAAATCGTATTCTTTCTCGGCAAAGGATTTTTGCCCTGCATCTTTTTCTTTTAGCCATTCAGCCTTAAACCCTGTCCAGCCCCTTGCACAACAGGTTTCCAAGGCGGTTTGAAGGCTTATCCCTGCTTTACCAGCTTCCTTGATGATGCCGTTCAAAGCGGTTTGGGTTACGGCGGCTTTTTTAGACTTGCGTAAAGTTAACCAATCCTGCCAAACAATGTCCGTCACACCGTCAGGTGGGGCGACTGTATTCTTAATTGGTTTATGGTTATTGGTTATTGGTTCTTGGTTATTGGTTGGTTGAACGTCCGTTGAACGTCCGTTGAACCGCCGTTCAGCAGATGCCTTTCCTGCCTTAGAAGCCTGTTCAATTTTCCCTTTGAAATGGGCGATTTCTTTGTCGGCCCGAGCGTTTACCCAGCCATCTTCTGTAAGGCTGAAAAACGATTCAAGGACAAATTTAACTTCTGTTTCTTGGTCGCGCATACCGATCTGACGTGCAACGGACGTTAAACCGCTGTTCAACGGGCGTTCGTGCAAATAGTATTCGTCCAGGAGCCTGCGATAGGCCAAATCTTCAAGCAAAGATAGGCGCTGCGTGTGACTGGCGTAGTCACCGATATTGAACTGGTAGTAGTACATTGACAACCTTACGTTCTAGGTTAAGCGTTACATAAAGGAACAATTGGCAGGGTGGTAACGAATCACCTTTTCAGCCGCTAAGCCTAGCCATTGCCCCAACTCTAAACGATTTTTTGCGCTTCCGCAATCTGTTTCTTGAACTTGTACACCAGCACCTGTTGCCAACTCTTAGGCACACCGCGCTGCCGCCAGTTGCTAATCGTGTTCTGCTTTACGTCCAGCATATAGGCCAATCTGCCTACGCCGCCAGCCGCTTTGATTGCTGTGTCCAAAATGTCCATGCCGCACTATATCACATCTGTGAAGTGTTGTATTAGGGAAACTCCCTATAAAAAAAGTTAAAAAAGACTTGTCAGACATCACAATTGTGATATAGTTCACCCATGCCCTGAACTTCTCGGGGTCTTTTTAGGAGCAAATATGAAAGACATAGCACTACTACAAGCAGAGTACGAGGAAGCCCTACACCAAGGCTTAATCACTCCCGCAATGATGGCAGAAACAATCAACATCATGGAGCACTCACTCTACGCATTTTTTCGGCCTGTGCATACCTGGATGCACACCGACTTAGGCGATATCCACCACGAAATACACAAAGCAGTTTATTGCGCGGAAGGAGTTACAGCATGAACAAGTACAAAGATTACACACTCGCCGTTTTTATTGGCATTTCATTGGCATGGGTTTTAGTTTACGGATGGGCATTATGAAAAATATCGCAACAGCATTAGTCAAAGCACAACGCTCCTTTGGGCCAGCGCTCAAGAGTTCTACCAACCCGCATTTCCGCAGCAAATACGCTGATTTGTCGGCTTGCGTTGAGGCAGTCATTGAAGGGTTAAACGGGGCTGGCATTGCCCTTATCCAGCGCACTAGCATGGACGATACCGGCGTGACTGTGGAAACAGTCTTTGTCCACGAATCAGGAGAAATGATGGAATGTGGCAAGTTGCACGTTCCCGCTGCCAAACAAGACCCGCAGGGTTATGGCTCGGCGCTAACGTATGCACGGCGCTATTCCCTAATGGCTGCCTGTGGCATAGCCCCAGAAGATGACGATGGCAATGCGGCAACTAGAAAACAAGTACAACCGGCATCAGAGCCAAACGTTAAGTTTATTGAGGATCAATTAGTGGTTATGGCGACTTGCGCGACCATAGACGAATTGAAACTTGCTTACAACGGGGCTTATGCTTGTTGCGATGGCGACCAGGTGTATCAAGCCAAAGTTATTGCAGTAAAAAACAAACGCTTAAAGGAACTTAAAAATGTCGCTTGAACTACCTAACGCATGGCCTGGCTTAATCGAACAAGGTACGGACGATTGGTTTACTGTCCGCTTGGGCAAAGTAACCGCCTCACGGGTTGCCGATCTAATGGCAAAGACCAAAAGCGGTTATTCCACCAGCCGCGACAACTACATGGCCCAACTGGTCTGCGAACGCCTTACCCAAACCAAAGGAGATTCGTTTACCAGCACCGCGATGGAATGGGGCACAACTCAGGAACCATTTGCCCGTGCAGCGTATGAGGCCAAAGCGGGCGCAATGGTCGAGGAAGTAGGCTTTGTACCCCACCCAACAATTGAGTGGGCTGGCGCCTCTCCTGATGGCCTTGTTGGGGACGATGGGCTAGTAGAAATCAAATGCCCAAACACGGCAACCATGATTGACACATTGTTAACCGGCAAAGTGCCTTCCAAGTACAACACGCAAATGCAATTCCAAATGGCTTGCACAGGCCGCGCTTACTGCGATTACGTTGTGTTTGACCCTAGGATGCCCGCTAAAGCTCAATTGTTTATCAAACGGGTTAACCGCGACAACGCATTTATCAAGGAAATGGAAGGGGAAATCATTAACTTTTTATCAGAAATAAACGTGCAAATTCAACAACTTAACGCAATCATTGAAAGTAATTAATCATGGCTATCACTAAAGAAATCTCCTGCGTAGTCGGGACATACACCAACAAAGACGGACAACAAAAGAACCGTTACCAGCGTATCGGCTCAATCATTAACACCAAGAACGGGGAAATGCTCAAGATTGACGTTATTCCTTTGGTAGAGGGTGGCTGGGCAGGCTGGGCATATCTTAATGACCCACAACCCAAAGAACACAAGGGCTTGCCCAAAGACGACTTTGACACGCCTTTTTAAGGAGCAGCCATGACTACTTACGCAATGACAGAAATCGAGATAATTCGATGGGCGGAAGCCCGCAAGATTATTCCTAACTCAACGCCTGGCACTCAATTACTCAAAGCAATGAGTGAAATGGGAGAACTTGCCGATGCCACCATCAAAGACAACCGCGAGGATATTGTTGACTCTGTGGGGGATGTGATGGTTTGCCTCATCATTTACTGCGCCTTGCAAGACATTAACCTGGTTGATTGCATGGAAGTTGCCTACGATTCAATTAAAAACCGCAAAGGGATACTCCGCGAAAACGGCGTATTTGTTAAAGCATGAAATTCTTAAAAGCATTCAAAGACTTTTGGCGTGATTGTACTCCGCTGGAAGTAATCAGCAATGAACTTGCCCAGGCGCACTTAGATCGCTTGGAGGCCGAGAACGCAGTAGAGTATGCAACTGCCGTGCTTGACATGAATTTGACCCGCATAGAGCGCCTTGAAACGCGCATGAAGGAGTACAAATGATTGAGGAAGATCAAGAGCCTTATGAATTTATTGCCCAGCAAGTTAAAGGCATCCTAGCGTTTGCAGCCATTGTGGTTGGTGTGTGGATGCTTGTAGCGGCGGTGTTCAAATGAAATACATTGAACTAGCACAGGAGGCTGAAGAATACGCTGCAAAGAATGCAGCAGGATACTGGAAAGTTAACCCTGAATATCATGACCTTTTTTACAAGAAATTTGCTGAGTTGGTAGAAGCAGCAGCCCGTGCTGATGAGCGTGAGGAGTGCGCAAAGTTGTGTGATGACATGGACAGCACTAGCGACTACTACGGGCCACGAGTTGAATTAATTTGTGCAGAAGCAATCAGAGCAAGAGGTGGAGCATGAGCAAGATGACAAAATGGTTTCCCCCGCACATCAAGCCGGTGCATAAGGGCGTGTATGAAGTTAGGTTTTCAAACCGACAAAAAGCGGTTGCACCCATGTACGCTACATGGAATGGGCGATGGTCTTGTTGGTCTAACGGAAAAAATGATGTTTATCACACGCGATTTTTTGATGCACTCCAAGGCAAATGCTGGCGCGGTTTTACTGAGGAGCAGAAATGACAGGCTACGAATCAAAGCGCGCTGCGGCGCAGGACAAACTGGAAAATATTATTCCTTGGAAGCTGCGCCCACAAGCCAACAACAAAGCCTTAGCCAACACCATTAACATCTGGGCGCAACCTGTGTACCAGCCGCCCAAAGATGATTTTGCGCGCACTGGTGCGCTTGACTTTAAGAAAGTAAAAAGTAAATGAGGCGCAGTAGACATTCCGAAATCAGAAAGGCTTTACAAGAACACCCCGATGGACTTACCCGTAAACAAATCCAGTTTTACACCAGTCTTACGGCAGATTGCATCAAAATGGCGCTGCCGGTGATGCCTGACGTATACATAGATCGTTGGGAAAAACAACGCTATGGCAGGGACTGGACACCTGTTTACATAGCAATTAACGTGCCTGAAAATAGCCCCAAACCTGACATAAATCTCTTCAAAAAATAGACTACGATGTGGTTGCAGCGTTGTGCTGCGCCACATTTTTAGGGGAATTTTATGGACTTTGCGCTTGAGATTAATTTGGGGTTTGGTGATGTTGTTAAGTACAACACTTGCGATTTTTGGAAAGTAGTTGCTTTGGCTTCTTTTGTTGAGAACATGGAAGAAATAGACGATGACTTTGATTTTATTGACGATGAAGAAGAAGAATTAGAAGAGGAAGAGTACGAGTACGATGAAGATGGCGTTGCGTACTGGTATGACGAAGAGAACGAAGTTTACTATTGGTACGATGAAGAGTCTGATGATTGGTACGAGTGCGAGTAAGCATATAGTGGGCGGCTAATAACCGTCCACTTGTATGATTTCCCCGCGAAACTCAATGTGGTCTGGGCTCCATACATGGAACAACTCAGGCCACAATAACTGCCCATCCCTAAACGTCAGCATGGCAAAGCCCGAACGGTGGTTTAAAGGGTTGTGTTCCGAATAAGAAAACTGCGGGCCATAGGGGTCAGCCAGCGTCCCTGTGTCCACCCCAAACCGATTGCCGTTGTAATCAGCGTAAGGCGTAACCTTTAGGCTATGCAAGTGGCCTGTGACAATGCTTGTTCCAGCCCCTACGGTGTTGTTGTGGGTAGCGTGAACCCCGCCTTTGTACCGATGTTTGACAATGACTTCTTTGGTCAGCCACACCGACCAAGCAAACTGCCATTGTTCAAAGTGATCCTCAAGCCGGAAACCTGGTGTTTGAACATACTGCGGCGCATTAGAGGCTAAACGTGTGGCAAATCGAGCATCGTGATTTCCTAGCGTCCATATCAACTTTGCGTTGTATCGTGCGGTTTTTGTGGTTTCTGCCACTTCCCCAAGCATTGCTTTACAGGTGTTTAACTCTTGGATTACGGAAGGAAGTTTCTCCCAACCCATTGGGGGATGGCGACTAATAGCAGCGCCATCAAAGGCATCGCCATTACAAATAACTGCTTTGGGGGCATACGTTTCAATTGCATATAAAAGCGCTTTAAACGCCGTTGAACGGATGCCAGGCCAAAAGTGCGCGTCAGAAAAGACAATAACTGTGCCATTTTCTATCCCCAAATCAACGGCATTTGGAAAAATATGTTGCCTGTAAACCCAGCGTTGATCGTTTACTGGAAGGGTTTTTCCGTGCTTTTCTTCTAAACGTCTTCTTCTAGCATGAGACGATCTTTCTGTAACACCTAATTCTTCTGCCACTAATTTTGCCGATTTCAACCGATCCCAAGTTTCCAAAAACTGTTCTTCAGAAATCATAAAAATCCTCAGAGAAGCGCTGCTTCTGCTTTTCTGCGTTTATCAAGGCCAGGCAAAACACGCCCACCGGCTTTGTTCCACAACAGAAGTTGATCTTTAGCCGCCTCCCAATTTCGCTCATTGATTTTGCGTTTCAATGTGCTAGTTTGAAGTCGTCCGATCCCAAGGTTATAGCAGAAGTCTACTACAGCATTACACTTACGTTCATCTGTTAAGAGAATAGGACAATTACGCAACACCCCTGGAAGGTAGGTAAATTGCAGTTCGTGGAGCAGTAATGCTTCAGCAATCGCTTCACTAATTGGCTCATCAAATAGTGCAACCTTTGCACCACTTGCGTA